AGAACCTCGATGCCGCCATCGATTGGCTCAAAAAGGCCCGGACCAAGTTCGATGCGGCGCTGGATCAGTGCTACGGCGAACAGGCACGCGCCGCGCTGCGTGAATCCGGCCGCGACTTCGGCACCGCCCACATCAGCGACGGCCCGCTGCACCTAAAGTTCGAGCTGCCTAAGAAGGTCAGTTGGGATCAGAAGCAACTGGCCGAAATCGCCGAGCGCATCGTGACCTCGGGCGAGAAGGTCGAGGGCTACCTCGACATCAAGTTGTCCGTCTCTGAGTCCCGCTACACGAACTGGCCTCCGGCCCTGCAGCAGCAGTTCGCCACTGCCCGCACCGTGGATGCCGGCAAGCCGTCCTTCACCTTGAGCATCGATGGGGGTGACGCATGAAAACAAGCGCAGCGCAGTTTCGTGAGCCGCAGGCGAAAGGTGGCGAAGCCCCCGGCAAAAAGCTCCCCATCGTATCTGCCATCGAGCGGATGGCCGAGCGCAAGGGCGTGAAGCTGCTGATGCTGGGCAAGTCTGGCATCGGCAAAACCACCCGGCTCAAAGACCTCGACCCTGCCACCACCTTGTTCCTCGACATCGAGGCCGGCGACTTGGCCGTGGCCGACTGGCCGGGTGACACCATCCGCCCGGCATCGTGGCCCGAGAGCCGCGACTTCTTCGTGTTCCTCGCGGGCCCGGACAAGTCGCTGCCGCCGGAAAGCGCGTTCTCGCAGGCGCACTACGACCACGTCGTCGAGAAATTTGGCGACCCGACGCAGCTCGACCGCTACCAGACCTTCTTCCTTGACTCGATCACGCAACTGTCGCGCCAGTGCTTTGCGTGGTGCAAGACGCAGCCCGGCGCGACCAGTGACCGTTCCGGCAAGCCTGATCTGCGGGCCGCCTACGGGTTGCTCGGCCAGGAAATGATCAGTGCCTTGACCCACCTGCAGCATGCCCGGGGCAAGAACGTGGTGTTCGTGGCCATCCTCGACGAACGCCTCGATGACTACAACCGCAAGGTATTCGTGCCGCAGATCGAAGGCAGCAAAACCAGCCTGGAACTGCCCGGCATCGTCGATGAGGTCGTGACACTGGCCGAGATCAAGGCCGACGACGGTAGCACCTACCGCGCGTTCGTTACGCACACCGTAAACCCCTACGGCTTCCCGGCCAAAGACCGCAGCGGTCATCTCGACCTGCTGGAGCCGCCGCATCTCGGTGCGCTGATCGCCAAGTGCGCTGGCGCTGCCACCCATATTACCCAGAACACCACCGAATCCAAGGAGTAATCACATGACCACCAATAACTGGAACGACTTCAACGACGCTGAATCGCAACAATCCGGCTTCGATCTGATCCCCAAGGGCACCATCGTCCCGGTGCGTATGACCATCAAACCGGGTGGTTATGACGACCCCGCGCAAGGTTGGGGCGGCGGCTATGCCACCGAGTCCTTCGACACCGGCTCTATCTATCTCGCCGCCGAATTCGTGGTCACTGGCGGTGACCACGCCAAGCGCAAGATGTGGAGCAACATTGGACTGCACTCCAAGAAGGGGCCGACCTGGGGTCAGATGGGCCGCAGCTTCATCCGCGCCGCGCTCAACAGTGCCCGCAACGTCCACCCCCAGGACAACAGCCCGCAGGCCAGCGCTGCCCGCCGTATCCAGGGTTTCAATGAGCTTGACGGCATCAAGTTTCTCGCTCGCGTCGATGTCGAGAAGGACTCCAAGGGTCAGGATCGCAACGTGGTCAAGGTCGCGGTCGAACCCGACCATCCCGACTACGCGAAGTTGATGGGCGTGCCTCCCAAGGCCTCGGGCGGCGGAAATTCCGGCGCTCCAGCGCAAGTGGCCGCACCAGCGTATCAGGCACCGGCTCAGCAGCGCGCACCCGTGACGGGCAAACCGTCGTGGGCGCAGTGAGGAGGCGACCATGGATACCGTTTTGCTTATGCGTAGAGGCGGATTCCCGCTATGCTTTTCCAGCGCTGCGCAATACCGCATCTGGAAAGCGTCAGCCCAACGGGTCAAGCCGGGCGACAGCAAGTACTGCGCGGACTGCACCACCGAGTACCAGAGCGACATGATCCGCCAGCGTCGCTGTGCTTATCCCGGCACGACGTTTCACGTAACCGCCGATGGCTTCCTGGATGGTGTGCGCCCGGGATGCCGCCTTCCCAATCGCAAGAGGGAGGTGGCGTGAAATGCTGGGTCTGCAAACGACAGGCCCGTGGATTCGGGCACAACGACGGTCGTCACAAAACCGGCGACCCACGGCGCTACCCCATCGACTGGGTGTTCTGCTCGCGCCGCTGCCAGGACGCGTTTCACGCGCTGTACGGCAACTGGCTGCGGGTCAAGGAAGGTCACGTCGACCGCAAGGAGGTCGCCATGATCGATCCATCTGATGTCGAACTGGCAGCGATGAAGAAATGCCTCCGGTCATTCGGCGACGCGGGAGGCGAGATCGGCTTCGACAAGCCACTCGGGGCCTATTCGGAAGTTGAGGCGCTGCGGGTGATCGATGCCATCGTCACCTGTTACACCGAGGCGATGGTCGAACACCACGAGGAAACCAAGTTCCCGCCGGTGCGTGGCATCGCTCCGACCCCCGATCCGATGGCCAGCCCCTTCGCCGACCTGGAGGACGACCTGCCTTGGGAGACGAAGCCATGATCGACTTCAACTCCTCATCGAGCATCTCCGGTCAGATCACCGCCCTGGTCGACGCTGGGATGCAGCAGGCCCGCGCCCGCCAGTCCGAACGCCAGTACCTTGGGGCCTCGCGTCTCGGTGTGGCCTGCGAGCGCGCGCTGCAGTTCGAATACGCCAAGGCACCCGTCGACCATGGGCGTGATATCCCCGGGCGGATGCTTCGCATCTTCGAGCGCGGCCACGTCATGGAGGACTGCATGGTGACGTGGCTGCGTGATGCCGGCTTCGACCTGCGCACCCGCAAGGCCGAGGGCGAGCAGTTCGGTTTCTCGGTGGCTGACGACCGTCTGCAGGGGCACATCGACGGCGTCATCGTCGGTGGCCCCGAGGGCTTCGCCTATCCCGCGCTCTGGGAATGCAAGTGCATGGGTAACAAGTCCTGGCGCGAGTTGGAGAAGCACGGTCTTGCCGTTGCCAAACCCATCTACGCCGCGCAAGTGGCGATCTATCAAGCCTATCTCGAACTGCACGAGCACCCTGCGATCTTCACGGCCCTCAACGCCGACACGATGGAGATCTACACCGAGCTCGTGCCCTTTGACGCAGCCCTGGCCCAGCGCATGTCGGATCGGGCGGTGAAGGTCATCACGGCAACTGAGGCAGGAGAACTCCTGCCGCGCGCTTTCAATGACCCGACCCATTTCGAATGCCGAATGTGCGCATGGCAGGACCGCTGCTGGAGGATGCAATCATGACTGACAACAATACATCCGAGAAAGGCATCGAGCCGATGATCGATGCCAAGCAGGCGGCCGCCGCACTACGCCTGCCGTACTACTGGTTCTCCGACCATGCGATGCGCACCAAGTATCGGATTCCGCACTATTTGATGGGCGGCCTCGTGCGCTATCGCCTGTCCGAACTCTCCGCTTGGGCCGCGCGCAGCGCAGCCGTCCAAGATCGGGATACCCAGGATTCTGCCGCACCCGTCGAGGAGGCCGAATGATCGACTTCAACAACACGACTCAAACTGAGGAGCACAGCCGGGAATCAGATCGCGACGAGATTCGAGCAGAACTGCTCGTACGCCTGGAGTCGGTGCTGACCACGATGTTCCCTGCTGGAAAAAAGCGCAATGGCAAATTCCTCATCGGCGACGCACTGGGCAGTCCGGGCGACAGCCTCGAGGTGGTACTCGATGGCGAGAAGGCGGGGCTATGGACGGATCGCGCTACCGGTGACGGCGGCGACATCTTCACACTGATCGGCGGGCATTTCGGCATCGATGTCCACGCCGACTTCCCTCGGGTGCTGGAGCAATCCGCCGACCTGCTTGGACGGGCCAGGTTAGCGCCGTCACGCAAAGCCAGGAAGGAAGCCCCGGTCGATGATCTGGGCCCGGCCACGGCCAAGTGGGACTACCTGGATGCCAGTGGGCACCTGGTAGCGGTGGTCTACCGCTACGACCCACCAGGGCAAAAGAAGCAGTTCCGGCCGTGGGATGCGAAGCGGCGCAAGATGGCACCGCCCGACCCGCGCCCGCTCTACAACCAGCCGGGGATGAAGGATGCTGCCCAAGTCGTTCTGGTCGAGGGCGAGAAGTGCGCGCAGGCCTTGATCGATGCCGGCATCGTGGCGACCACCGCGATGCACGGCGCGAACGCCCCGGTCGAGAAGACCGACTGGTCGCCGTTGGCAGGCAAATCCGTGCTGATCTGGCCCGACCGTGATAAGCCGGGCTGGGAGTACGCGACACAGGCGGCACAAGCCATCCTGTCGGCGGGTGCGAAGTCGTGCTTCATCCTGTACCCGCCCGAGGAGGCGGCGGACGGCTGGGATGCGGCCGATGCCATTGCCGAGGGTTTTGACGTCGCCGCTTTCCTCGCCCATGGCCCGCGATTGCAGATGCACGACGTGACAGAGGATGCCGAACCCGTCGTCAGTAGCGACGAATCGGTGTGGGGTACGGAGGACGCGCTGGCGCTGGCCTTTACCCGGCGCTATCACCGTGACTGGCGTTACGTCGCAGGCTGGGGGCGCTGGCTGGTGTGGGACGGCAATCGTTGGCGAACCGAGGACACGCTGGCCGCAACCGATCTGATCCGCTGCGTTTGCCGGCACGCCGCTGTGCGCGCAGACAATCCCAAGGTGGCGGCCAAGCTTGCCAGTTCGAGCACGGTCGGCGGTGTGGAACGGCTGGCCAGGGCAGATCGTCGACATGCCGCCACCACCGAGGAGTGGGATTCTGATCCGTGGCTGCTCAACACCCCAGGCGGCGTTGTCGACCTCAAGACTGGACGTCAGCGACCACATGACCGTGCCGACCGGATGACCAAGATCACCACGGCCACACCTGGAGGTGACTGCCCGACCTGGCGAAGGTTCCTCGATGAAGTTACGGGTGGTGACGTGGAATTGCAGTCCTATCTGCAACGAATGGTGGGCTATGCGCTGACCGGCTCGACGCAGGAGCATGCACTGTTCTTCCTGTATGGCACTGGCGCGAACGGCAAGTCGGTGTTCGTGAACACCCTGGCCACCATCCTCGGGGACTACGCGACAAACGCGCCTATGGACACCTTCATGGAGACGCGGACTGATCGGCACCCGACCGATATGGCAGGCCTGCGCGGTGCACGTTTCGTCGCGGCGATCGAAACCGAGCAGGGGCGACGCTGGGCGGAATCGAAGCTCAAGAACCTGACCGGTGGCGACAAGATCTCCGCGCGCTTCATGCGCCAGGACTTCTTCGAGTTCTTCCCGCAGTTCAAGCTCTTTGTCGCTGGCAACCACAAGCCGGCCATTCGCAACATCGACGAGGCGATGAAGCGTCGACTGCACCTGATCCCCTTCACGATTACCGTGCCGCCTGAGCGCCGCGACAAGCACCTGCAGCAGAAATTGCTGGCCGAGCGTGACGGCATTCTGGCCTGGGCGGTTCAAGGGTGTCTGGACTGGCAGCGCCATGGACGACTCGATCCGCCCCGGCGTGTGGTGGAAGCCACCGAGGAGTATTTCGAAGCTGAGGACGCGCTAGGCCGCTGGCTCGACGAGCGCTGCGTGCGCGAAGCCAACGCCAAGTCGTTGACCGCCGAACTTTTCAATGACTGGAAGCAGTGGGCCGACAGTGCCGGTGAGTTTGTCGGCTCGCAGCGGCGCTTCTCCGATCTCTTGATCACGCGCGGGCTGGAGAAGTGGCGCAACAGTGTGGGTGTGCGCGGCTTTCGGGGCGTGGGTCTCAAGAATCCGCCCAAGCCGGCCTACACCCCTTATGCCGACAACTGAACCCCATGACGACACACCGGCCTGACGCTTCCGACGCTCTACATCGTAACTCTCTATACGCGCGTGCGCGTGCGCGCGTCACGGAGAGTTACGACATGACCC